TGTGCGGTAGTGAACAACAGAGCAGTAGTGAACGGATGAACAGGGGGGGTGGGGGTTGAGTTGCAGCGCGACGTTTGTATATATATACATATACAGCCCCTTAAAAAAATTACCCACTCAAGGTCCCTTACTACCCCACCAGTACCAATCCCAGGACTGCACTTATAGAAACCCTAGTAATCTCGTGTACCATAAGATGTCAGTTTATGACTTCTCTTTTATGATTCCCTTTATTTTATATTCATTAAAGGAATTACGTTTAGGACTTAACTGCCTTATGAAGTTGCTGCCTTATGGTACGCAGAGTATAACACGAAATCTGGGAATGTATACGTATATACTGAACTTTCTTTTATGTATTAGCAATGCTAATAGTATATTAACTTGACAAGTAGTAAAACTAATGATGAGGTACTGGTATGGAAGATCGGGAAATGAGTGCAACTGAGAAGGAGAAGGAAGCTTTACTGAGCGAGATCCAGCAGAGTATCCACGAGGTGGCTAATGAGAAGCGGGGTTTAAAGCTCAAGTGCTTGAGCGTCTATGATCCCGCGAAGGTGGCTAAGTTGCTTTATTTGTACAGTACGGGTAGTTCCCAGACTAGGCTGGTACGTCACTATGGTTTCGAGCGAGATACTGTGATTAGTGTACTGGCGGACTACGCGGACCATATGGGGACTTTTAAGGAGTTAAGTGGTCGGATAGCGGCCAAGAACTATCTGAACCTCAGTAGCCTAGAGGAGGATTTAATTGATAAGGTACGCGATCGCTTGGAGAATGATCCGGAGATGGAGGTCGGGTTCAAGGACATCAAGGAGTTATCCATAGCTAAGTCCAATGCTTCAAGGGAGGCTATGACAGCTAGAGGGGAAGCTACGCAGATTACTGAGGACCGCAAGGTGTACACACAGGATGACTACGAGGCGACTATAGCTGCTGCTAGGAAGCGTATAGAGGAAGCTAAGGTAGCTGATATAATCGAGATAGATGAAGATAACAATTAATAGCTACGATGACCTTACTACTAATCAAGTAGCTGAGCTTATGTTTCGTATTAGATTAGCTAATGGTTACCATCAACAAAACGTAGCAATGGCGGACTATCTCGCGATAGTTCTTGAAGCATTCTATGAACTCGGCAAAGCACAGATAGAAATGGAGGAATACAATGAGCACTAAAGGAAGCGGCCCCCGTAAGGGGCACAACGCTGAGAAGCAGCGTAAGAACTACGACGATATTGATTGGTCCAAGAAACCCTTGGCTCCTAAAACCGAACAACCAAAGGATAGCAAATGAAGAATAAAACACCTGGAATTGATCCGGATATTGCTTTTAACCACGTCCGTCGAATGCTTGCAGATATTTCGCCTAACTTTGCCTTTGTGGTAATGGATGAGGACGGGGATTTATTCTATGATTACACGAACTATCGTATTGGCAGAATGCTAATGACTGAGGCTTTGGATGATATGGATCAGGACTTCGGGGCATTTGACTGGGATGAGATGATCGAGGATATAGAGGATGACGATGAGGATAGCATCTTTTAAATATGCTTGATTTCACAGAGCACCCGATCCTCAAGCCGCCCACGGACGAGGAGATTGTACTTCTAGGAGAAGCTGACCCCAAGCTACTAGAGGAACTACACAGGGCGCACGAGGGTAGAATCCGGGCAGCTACGGATGATCCCATTAGATATGGGTTCGACCTTCCCGGCTGGGAGCGTATGTCGGATTCCTTTAGGGAGTACAATGAGGTACTAGCACTAGGTGGGAATCGTAGTGGCAAAACAACGGGCTGTGCGAAGCGCATAATGGAGGCCGTGAGTTCTAACTTCGATGGACACATAGTATGCTTTTCTCAGAATGCGGATACCTCTATTAAGGTACAGCAGCCAGCTATCTGGGAGATGATGCCCAAGGAGTTCAGGAAGAAGACTAAGAGCATTGACGGGTACATTAACTATTCAATGCAGAATGGCTTTACTGGGAGTTCGTTTGTATTCCCCGATACTAGGACGCGAGTGGACTTCAAGACTTATACACAGTTCAGTAATAACTCCACAATCCTTGAGGGTTTCGAGTTCGGGTTCAAGAAGGGTAGTATCAAGTCCGGGAATGAATCAAATATCGGAGCCTGGCTGGACGAGTACTTGGGTGACGCTGCTTTAGTAAACACCCTACGGTTCCGCCTAGCTACACGGGATTCCAAGATGGTGATTGGGTTCACCCCTATTGATGGGTATACACCTTTTATATCTGACTATTTAAAGGGAGCAGAGACCCTTGAGACTAGACCTGCCGCCCTGTTACGGGGCAAGGAGGTTCCTACTAAGCAGTACAGTCCAAGCCGTGATGCGGCTGTGATCTACCTGCATTCGGACGAGAACCCCTTCGGTGGTTACGAGCGAATTGCGAAGGATCTAGCCGGGCGACCAGAGGATGAGATAAAGGTCCGTGCGTACGGATTACCCGTGAAGTCAGCCAATGCTCTGCTCCCTTACTTTAATACTGAGGTAAACGTGCTCAATGAGAATCCAAACAAATACAAGATGACGTTCCCCGACATTTCTGATAAGTCGCAGTTCACCTGCTACCAGGTAGTTGACCCCGCTGGTGCAAGGAACTATACTTGTATCTGGGCTGGGGTGAACAAGGATGGCGAGGTATACATCCGCAGGGAGTGGCCGGACCGCAATACGTACGGCGAGTGGGCTATGTTCGGGGACCCGAAATGGAAGTACGGCCCAGCAGCCAAGAAGATTGGTCTAAATGTTGAGGGGTACTGCGAGTTATTTAAGGAGATTGAGGATGACCTAGGTATTGAGGTAATCGAGAGAATTGGGGACTCGCGTTTCTTTGCTAGAGAGAATGAGAACAATGACGATCTCTTTACATCATTTTATGACTTCGGTCTAAGCTTTTTACCATCCGACGGTAAGATGGAAGAACAAGGCATCACAGCTCTGGATGACTGGTTTAACTACAATCCTAATGTAGACATTGACCAAGCCAATAGACCAAGATGCTACATTCACGAGGACTGCGGTAATCTTATCGATAGCCTCATTAACTACAATGCAGGTGGCAAGCCAGAGGAAGCCCTGAAGGATTTCTTTGACGTTATACGCTATTTGCGGATGTCAAACGGTGGAGAAGGTCCCGACTTTCTTTCATCTAATGATATGATGACAACTAATACACGCAAGGGAGGATACTAATGCCAAAGAAAAGATTGATAAAAATTGCAGAAGAACAAGAAGTTGAGTTCGATGAAGCCCTCAAGATAGCAACTGAAAAACTTCCGAGTGGATCAGTAACTGGTAAGGGGAGAAATACTTGGGTAACCGAGGAGGGTGCAAAAATCCTAGAGGACTCATTTATGATTGATGAGATTATCCCTAAGCACTTCACGGGAACTGTTATCGCGGAATGCCCTAACCCGAAGTACAATGTTGTCTTCAGCAAAGAAATCGGTAAGAGAGCCAATGTGTTACTTCCCCGAAAGTGGCAAGGTAAGCTTATGAAAAAAATAATTACCTTTGAGGCTATTGAGGATACCAAGGGTGTCAGCTATCGTTATGTCGGCAAATAAAAACATAACGTTAGATAGGGATTGGTGCAGGGAGCAGTCCGACCGATTCGCTAGTTGGGAAATACTTCGCAGGTATGTGCTGCACGAAAGTGGCGTATCAATGACAAATGGTGACCTATGTGATACAATAGGCGTATCATCGACTTACACTGTCCGATTGCTTAAATCCATACAAAAACGACTCGCAGAAAAAAATGCTGAATGAATCAATTGCCGAGTCCTTGACATACGTCCAGGACGAACCCGACATCAAGACCCTACGTTACGCCTACGACCAGACGGTAACTGAGCTTGATGGTTACTTTGACCTATGCCGTACTAGTTACGATGATCGTCGCAACTGGTGGCCTGGCAAAAGCCGTGACCATCGCAAGCACGGGGCTGATGCTTTTCCGTGGGAGGGTGCGTCCGATATGGAGTGCCACCTAATTGATGAGCGTATTACTCGGTTAGTATCACTTTTTATGGCATCGTTGAATCGAGCCAATGTCCGTGCATTTCCTGTTGAGAGTGGAGATATTGGTCGAAGCCGAATTGTATCCGGTTTCTTAAAGTGGATGGTAAGTTCGGGGTATATCCCACGCTTCTATCGCGAGATGGAACTCGGTGCTAACTATTTGCTTGAGCGGGGTATACTGATCACGTATGTCGGATGGCATCGTGAGGATCGACGGTTCCTGCAGGAACTGGACATTAACCAGATTGCACAGGTCAGCCCGGAAGTAGCAGTTGCTATTCAGGACGGGAATGATGACGATGAGTTAATTGCCCTGCTACAAGCTACCTTTGAGGGAACAACTAAGAAGCGAGCAAGGAAGGCACTTAAATCCTTGCGTAAGGACGGCGTAGCAGAACTTCCAGTAGTTCGTAGACAAGTCAATGCTCCTGAAGTTAAGACACTAGCACCTGACGGTGATTTCTTTTTTCCTCCTTATGTAACGGATCCGCAGCGAGCACCTTACTGCTTCTGGAGAACTTACTATACACCACAAGAATTAGAAAACAAGGTTACAACAGATGGATGGGACCAGGACTTCGTTGATCACGTTATTGAGAAATATCGTGGCGTTAATATTGATTCCATTGAGCGCGAGCAGGAAGGTCGTCGCAGTATTAGCCTTACTGACACTGCTTATGAGGCCAATGAACTCATTGAAATCTGTTACGGATACCAGCGGTTAATTGACCAAGAGGATGGTGCTGAGGGAATTTACTGCACAGTATTCCATCGCGAGTTCAGTGGTGATGAAATAACTCCAGGGTACGCGAAATATGAACTACTCAATGGGTACGAGGACTATCCAGTTGTAGTAACAAAACTATCAGAGGACAGCAAGCGACTATATGATACGCTGACTGTACCATCAATTCTTCGTGGTCTACAGAATCAAGTAAAGATTGAACGTGATTCTCGTACTGATCGCAATAGCTTATCTACCCTGCCTCCTATCCTGCACCCAGTTGGTCAAGCACCTACTGATTGGGGTCCAGGTCGTATGATTCCTTATCGCCGAAAGGGAGATTTGGATTTCGCTCCTACACCTCCGCCACCTACCGGCTCAATTGAAATGGAGTCAACATTGCTTGACCTAGCTGACCGATTAGTTGGATTAGATGACGAGGGTAGCATTAGCCAGATTCGCCAGCAGTTCCTTGTTGATAAGTTCCTTAGCCACACAGCAGAGGTTCTGCGTATGGCTTTTAAGTGCTTCCAACGCTTTGGACCTGACGAAATCTTTTTCCGTGTTACCGGTGTCCCAGATCCTCAGACCTTTGACAAGGGTAGTGCTGAGGAGAACTTTGACATTATGATTAACTTCGACGTGCAGAATACTGACCCTCAGACAGTCGAGGCAAAGACTCAGCAGTTCGTAGCACTCAATCAGTTGAACTCAAACAACCGTCTTAATGTAGATGCCCTATTGGATGTCATCGCAACTAGCATTGACCCAGTAATGGCTGATGCAATTCTACAGCCAGTTGAGACAGCGCAGGAGGAAGTGGTCAAGCAGGTCACTGATGACTTATCTAAGATTTTTGCAGGTATCGAGATGCCAGCACGTCCAGCGGGAGCACAGATTGCACTACAGGTAATCCAGCAGTACACCCAGCAGCCGGACGTTGCACAACGCGCTCAGACTGATCAAGCCTTTGCCGCTCGACTACAGAAGTACGTAGGTCAGTACACCTTCCAAATGCAACAAGCACAGAATGCTCAGATTGGTCGAGTAGGTACAGCACCTGCACAAATGGGCGAAATCGATACACAGAATCTATAATGGACAATATTACTACATCTCAACAAGCCCAGAGGCGAGCAAAACAAATTGAAGTGGATGCTCGTATGAGGAATGTGGCTGCTAGTATTCAAGAAAAATTTGGATATAGCGCACCAATGCTTTCTGGCATCCTAGGTAATATTCACGTGGAAACTGGTAATACATTTGATTACAAGCAAAAGCAGAATAAGGGACCAGGCGAGGGATTATTTCAGTTCGACTTCCACAAACCAAACTACAAAAAGTATTTAAAACGCAAACAACTTCAAGACAGTGTTGATTCTCAAGTTGGCTATGTATACGATAGTATTTACGGGGACGAACAAGAGCACCTTGGTTATGGAAACGCGAAAAACCTAAGAGAATTATTCGCTAAGTCCACTGACCCCATAGAGATTTCCGATGGATTTGAAAAAATCTTTTTACGCCCTAATGAAAAAAAATCTCATAGTGATCGACGTAGAGAAGCAAGTCGAATGTATTCACTAGCGTTTACTCCAGCTCAATAATATGAATATACAAGACGACATCAATAGCTTGCACAGCTATGAATCCTTTGCTCGGTTTATTAAGATGGTTCACGAACTCCGGGAGGAGACCATCAGCGAGATGCACGAAGCATCCAGTGAGACCATCCAACAGATTTCTGGTAGAATTATTACGTACGATCAGATCCTTCAAATGTCAGGTTGGGATA